AACACCCTCGCACCATCTGCAGGTACGCTTAAATCGATATCAAACTTATGCGCGATACATGACTTCTTAAATGCTTCTGCGTGTGGTATCCAGTCGTTATACGACACCGCTTCTGTAAACGGCCAGTATGCATGTAGTCCGCGGCCTGATGAAACCACCGTAGGTTTGGGCATACCAACTTGCTTGCAGTACTGACGTAATGCTTTCATACCATCCACAGCATTGGCATAGGGCTTTCCTTCCCCACAATCAATGTCTAGGTAGTAAGACTTTAGTTCGTTTATATTGGCAACAATACGGGATTTGGTTGTTTTAAAAGACGCCAATGCGAAGAACGCATCAAACCCTTTCTCTACAAACCCTGCTGACTTCTCCAACAACTCATCAATAGTTTCAATGCCTATTTGACGTACTGTGTTAGAGGCTTCCCCGTCCCCTTGCTTTATTCCAAACAGAAAGTATTTACCACCTGCGGGCAATACTGATTCTAAAAATTCCTTTGGAGTATTCATACCGTCCTCAACCGTTAAAATTATAGGGGCAAAGCACGACGGCAGTGCTCTTTTGGTGGCTAACCTAGCCCCCCATTACTTGCTAACCTGCTACATGCAATTCATGAAGCAGAACATTAATCTTCTCATGGTGTCGTCTAGGGACGTTGCTTTCCCCTTTGAACCATGCGTAGACGGTAGTACGAGACACCCCAAAGTGCTTGGCTATTTTCATTACTGGAACATTTGACATAATACAGGCAAGGGCTAACTGCACCCCCACCATCGTATTATCTGCCGCGTTAACGTCGTCGATGAATCCCGTAGAATAGCCTCGTGTAGAAGCTACCATGATTACTCCTCATCATCCCAAGTGCTTAGGATAGAAGACATATCTGCTTTTGGTGCAGGTGCTGCTTCTTCTTTCTTAGCCTTGACTACGACTGGCTCGGACTCTGCTGCCTCAACTTTTGCTTCCGGTGCTGGTGCAGGGGCCGCTGTTGGTTTAGGGGCTGCGATAGCTGCTTGGGCCGCTTTTGGTGGGGCTACAGTCATCGTGACACAACGCTTAGCCGCTTCTGATTTGCCTTTCTCCATGGCATTCATGAACGCGTCGTTATCTAGATAGCTGATAGGTTTGAAAGTAAGTTTCGGTGTATCTGCATTAATATCAAACTTCATTTCAGTAACCACTGCAGAGACAGGCACACCTTGCGCACCTAAGTAACGGCCATACGCTTGTAAAGGCATACGACCATTATCTGCATCACCGAAGATTGAAGTAGCTGATAAGTCTAATTGATACACATCGCCGCGTGGGTCATTCTCTAACAACACAGCAACACGTTGACGGTAACGGCAAGCACGCGAACCATTGGAACCGGAACCACCGACGTTTTGTTTGCAGTCCATACACTTCGTAGCTTGTGCATTGTTTGCTTTTGCATCAGGTGTTATGCCGTCAGCCGACCAACAATCAGGTGGGGTAGCTTCTTTACTAGGGTCATATGCGCCTTCGTAGAATGTACGTGATATGTGCTCTGCCGCCGCAACGATGATTACGTTCATGGTATTTGATTCACTAGCCGCAACTTCTTTACCGCCTGAAATCATGCGGAATACACGACCACGGATAGATATACGATGATTGCTAGAACTCTCGCCACCCATCAATGCTTTTGTAGTTGCATCTAGTTCGAACTTTTGTAAGTGAGCCGGTAAGGGCATGTTTGATAATGCTAAATCTGTAGACATTTGTATCTCCTATTTTTTAGTAATAACTACTGCGTATCTGCTGTTTACGTTTAATCCCGGTGGGTGCAGGTCGGGATAATCCTCTAGGAATTGAGTCATGTTTCCTTGGCTAACTCGCTTCTCTAATAAATCTAATGCATCGTGCTCTTTAATGAAGTTATGGAATGAATACCAATCGTTCGTGTCGTAGCGTTTGTAAATCCGCTTTGTAACTGTACCAAATTCCGTACGCATGCTTTCAGCGCCCATCGTTTTAAGTATCTCTAGAAGCTCATTATTGATTACATCTAATTGGCTTTCTAAAGCTTTATCTTCCTCTTCATAAGCCGCAGAAATTGCTCTGCGTTTGTCCCTAATTTTTACGTAAATCTTAACCAACTTCTTAGCTAAGTCTACTTTTTCTTCTGACATAGTACCTCCTTATATCCAGTGAAATTCCATCTTACTCCTTATGTTTAACAATGTCAACCTTCTTCTATAACTGTTTTATACAAATCAATCATTCGAGAGTGGATGTCGACTTTCTCGTCTAACATCTTGTACACGCGGGCCTCTACGGGACTGCCTTGTAAGTGCACTACAGTTACTGGGTTTCGTTGTCCTGCGCGATGTACGCGGGCATTGGCTTGCAAGTAAGTCTCGATAGAAGTAATCGGTGCCCACCATACAATTACGTTTGCCGCATGAAGTGTTACCCCGTGTGCCGCGGCTTGTGGTTGAATGACTAGTACCTTCGGGTCTTGCGTATCTTGGAACTGTGCAAAGATTGATGTCCGTTTAGTAGCAGATACTTCCCCATTGATGATAGCGTTACTAATCCCACTTGCCGTTAACTCATTTGAAATCTGATGAATAACATGTTTGAACGGAGCAAAGATTAGTACCTTGTGACTAGCCTCTTCTATAACTTCTTTTAGAGCACTCATACGCTCAGCGCAATCGAACGCCACAACTTCCCCACTATCCGAGTAGACTGCACCAGCGCTTAACTGCAATAGTTTATTTAGGTTAGCGGCCGCATTGACTGTGGTTATTTCTTCCCCTGCCGCTACGGTGGTCATCTGTTTGCGTAGTAGCTCGTAGTATTTTACTTGTTGCTTAGATAGGGGCGTCTCTCTAAATACATGGGTAACTTCAGGTAAGTCTAAACATTCTTCCTTGGTAAAACGTATGGCTGGTTGAAGTGCTTGGAATACAATATCCTCTGACCTTGCACGGGGTACCCACTTGAACTGCGTTAGGCGTTGCATCACCATGTCCCTAAACCCACCGAAGAACTTAGGCACTGAAGTAGGACTGACTAACTTAGCTAACCCAAATGCATCTGTCGGCGATTGTGCCGCTGGAGTACCCGTCATCATCCATAACCAAGTATCGGGTTTTACTAGGGCGTTCAATACTTTCCATCGTTTAGTCTGTGGGTTCTTATAGGCATTGGCTTCGTCTACCACAATCAAATCAAACCCACTCTTTGCCACTTCCTCACCGATAATCTCTAGCCCATCGAAGTTGCATATAACAAAGTCGGCGTCGCTGTGGATTGCCTTGATACGTTTCTCTCGGGAATGACTATGCGCAATCACACATGTACGGTGGAGCGCGAACTTAAAGATATCGTTTTGCCATGCGGACTGCATGATTGATAGTGGGCACAATACTAAAACACGTTTAACAGCACCTATGTTCATTAGGTAGTCAGCTGCCCATATAACACTGCCTGTTTTACCTGTACCCATCTCACTAAAACAAAATGCTTTGCGATGCAGGGTTAGGAAGGCCGCTGTTGTCTTTTGGTGGTTGAACGGCTTGTACAGGCCAGGCCACTGGTAGTGTCCCAAAATGGGACTAGGTACGCTTTTATAGCGTAAGTTTTTAAGCACTTGAGATTCTTCTAAACCCCAATGTACTAACACTTCACCTGAATCTAATAGCTTGCTTTTTGGTATGACCGTTGTAATTTTTTGTGGGTCACGCACTTTCAATAGCAATGCTTTGTTGTCAATAATTTGCACTAAATGCCCCCGTCGGCGATAGAGAATTGCACCATATCGATGTTTCGATTGGCGTTATAAGTGACCCGTCTCGTGGGTCAGTCGATTAAATCATAGCGCGGAGTCATACAATACGAAAGGTTTGCACTACTTCAATTGGTGTTGTTTGCCATGAACCGAATAAACGCGGCTCTCTAATCCCACTCACACCTAACAGACTAGAGACTTGTCGTAATTTATTTCTTTACAGTTTTCTTTTTATAGTTTCTTGCGCGGTTCTTACTTGGGTCTTCTAAGTAGTACCCATCTGAGTTCGAACCACCCTTGCTTAATGCTTTTACATGACTTACATCTTTACCCGTGCGGTCAACCCCTTTTTTATCTAGGGCTCTGCGCGCACGTTGGCGCTCCATGCGGTCAGGTAACTCACCGCGTTTCTGTTGCAATTCATAGTCTTGCTTGTAATCTCGTTTCTTTGTAGCCATAGTTAACTCCGTGTATTATGGTGACAGTCTACTACTGGGCACCATCCTTTGCAAGTGAAGTTAGGTTTTGGACTCCACGATTCTTTCTCGATAGAAGCTTCTAAACGCTTAGTATCTTCCAACCATTTCATCCAGTATATATGTTGCTTGTCATTTGTAAAGTCTGTTTTTACAAAATCATTTGCCACTACAAACATCAACCCTGCCTTAATCTTTTTCACTTCAGGAAAGTGTTTAAACACAGCCAAAGATAATATTTCTAACTGCTTAGTGTCTGCATACTTACTGTTCTTGCTCGTCTTGTAGTCTACTAAGAACGCCTTGTCCCCACGGATAATCAGCAAGTCAGCAACTCCGCGCCACCAAACTTCGGGGTCATAGAAGTCACAGGGGGTCAAGTCTTCCTTCAATCCCATCTTATGCTCACAGTACCTATCACCCTCAATCTGTTCTAAGGGTCTTAGTTGTTCCTGTAAGAATATAAACTTCTCAGGTATCGGCGTACCATCTCGCATGTATAGTTCAGCGGCCTCGTGCACCATCGTCCCATATAGCAAGTGGTCTGCGGGTGGTTCTACTATGTCTTTCTTAATTCTAAGCCTGAAGTACTTGTGCGGGCATTGCAAAAACAAATTCAAACTACTATACGACCACGTGTACTTAGCCATTAACAATCACCATAACTCTCCCCAATACCTGATTCACAATTTAAAGGTAGGCCAGTGGCCCACTTCGGTATCCAACGCATGCATTCTTCTACGTAAGCCTGTGCTTCTTTTGCTTCTGCGACGGGCGCAATCACGCCGATAGCATCGTGAACTGTTAGTACAACCCGATACTTTTTAGCAATCAATGCCATCTGTTCTGCAATAATGCACCTAGCAAGTGCTTGGCATATATTCTCTATAAGCTTACCACCGTACAACTTAACTTGGCCTTTGCGAGTCTTGTATGAAAACTCAGGGTACCCTTCTTTGTTAGTGCCCTGCCTAATAGTATCATACCGTTGCCATAAGCCGTTGGGTAATTCGAAGCCTTTCATGTCGGGGTCAAACCTAATTACACCTTCTCGGCCTAGCGTACATGCACTGCCTGATATCATCGCCTCAATACATAGTTGGGCTTGGCGCCACAATGCTGGAATCTTCGAGTAGGTTGCACGGTACACCGAGATAATACGTTTGCACTCTTGTAGTTCTAGCTCTGCACCGGATGTAATTAACTGGCCGTGAAACTTATCTCCACCCATGCCATACCCCGACCCAAGAATAGTAGTCTTACCTACGAAGCGTTCAAACCCTTCTATTTCTTCTACGGGTTTAGAGTAGATACTACTTGCCATAATTTTGTATACGTCCTCACCCTTAGCGAACGCTTCTACTAAGTCGTCCTGTTCAGCAAGCCATGCAAGTACCCGCGCTTCAATCTGTGACGAGTCACAGTCAATCATGATGTAACCTTCGGGGGCTTTGATAGATAGCTTAAGTTTGTTTGCGTTCTGTCCGCGTGAGGGAAGGTTCTGCAGGTTTACTTTATCGTCACCACCCCACCGTCCAGTATGCGCGGCGTAGTATCTTAGGGGTACTGGCATCAATCCGCGGTTGGCTATTCCCATGAAGCGTTGTGTTCGAGACTCTTCCAGAGTAGATTTATTTCCGAGTCTGGCTGCCACTAAAACTTGGACGCGTAGGTCGGGATGCTCTAGTAATTCCTTAAACGCCTCGTCACTCTTAGCGAATGCATAGGTTAGTTTGCCCGTGGTTGGGCTCGTCTTCATCGGGGGGTCTACGTGTAACTGACGCAATAGTCCTGCAAACTTCTCGTTAGACATTAGCATTTCTTTTTCTGTCTCGCATGCCTCGAGTAGCTTATTCTTCTTATCGACAACATTGCGCATGTGTTGCTCTAACATCAGTGCATCTAACTCAAGCACAGGCTCGGTAAACATCTTTAATGTAAGGTCAATTACCTTAAGTTCCTTGGGTGGGAATTTGGCAACTAGGATTTGGAATAGGTCGTAGGTAAGCACCACGTCATTGACGCAGTATTCGGCGTAGCGCTCGAGTTCTTCCGTGCTAAAGTCTGCGCGGTGTTTGCCCATAGCATTGATAACCTCGTTACCCTTAACACCAATCTCATACCGCTCAGCCAGTGCTTTAAGGGAACCGCCTGCCTCAACCCCATGCAATGCACGAGCCATACACAAGGTATCTAGTAAGACTTTGGGGTGGCAGTCAAATACAAACGAGAGTATCGCACCGTCAAACATAGTGTTGTGCGCGAGTAGGGCGGAGTTAGCCCAGTCAAGGGATTGTAATTGTGATTTCATTTCATCCCGAGTGCCCGTAATCCAGTAAGGCTTCTCGTCATTGACTTTAACCCCGCACATGATGGCCTCGAAGCGATGGCTACG